AACGGCATGATTCTCACCGTCCCGCAAGATCGCGCGCTCTACCCCACACTCGGGCCGCACGTCTGCGCGTTCATTGAAGCCAATCTGATCTTCGGGCCGGGCGATCTTCGGGGCCAGCCTGTTGTGCTCGATGACGAGAAGATGGCGCTGATCTACCGAATGTACGAGCTCTTCCCAAAAGGGCACCCCCATGCTGGACGCCGTCGGTTCAACCGGGTGGGGATTTCGCTCCCCAAGGGACTCGGGAAAACGGAGCTCGCTGCGTGGATTGCTGCCGTGGAGCTCCATCCTGACGGCCCAGTGCGCTGCGTCGGATGGACGAAAGGCGGGGAACCGATCGGCGGCGGGGTCAAGGATCCGTACATTCCCCTCGTGGCCTACACCGAGGAACAGTCAGACGAGCTCGCATACGGGGCGCTCCGCGTCATTCTCGACGAAGGGCCATTGTCGAAGGACTTTGACATCGGGCTCGAGCGGATCATGCGCCGGGCCGGAGACGGTAAGGCCGTGTCCCTGTCGACGTCGCCGAACGCGCGAGACGGCGCCCGCACGACGTTCGCTGTGATGGATGAGACCCACTGGTGGACGCTGCCGCGGCTGAAGCAGGCCCACCAGACGATGCTCCAGAACTTGGCGAAGCGGAAGATTGCGAACCCGTGGATGCTCGAGATCACGACCGCACCGGAACCGGGCACGGGCTCTGTCGCGGAAGCGACGATGGACTACGCGATCGCCGTGAGCGAGGGGAAGATCGAGGACTCGTCGCTGTTCTACTTTCACCGGCAGGCCGGCGACGAGCACGACCTGACGACGAAGGAAGGCGCACGGGCGGCGGTCATCGAAGCCTCTGGCGTCGCGGCCGGCTGGCGGGACATCGACGCAATCGTGGGGCTCTGGACGGACCCGGCGACAGACCGCACGTTCTGGGAGCGCGTCTGGTGCAATCGGATGGTCAAGAGCACGTCGCAGGCGTTTGGCGTCGAGACGTGGAAGTCGCGGGCGGTAGCTGAGAGCTTGGTCAAGCCTGGTGATCTCATCACGCTCGGGTTCGATGGGGCCATGTTCCACGACAGCACGGGCCTTGTGGCGACCCACGTCGAGACCGGGTATCAGTGGAAGGTCGGGCTGTGGGAACGGCCGGCGACACTCCCGGTAGAACTACCCTGGCAGGTTGACGCGGCTGACGTTGACCGCCGGGTGCGCGAGACGTTCGAGCGGTACAACGTCTGGCGACTCTACGCGGACCCGCCCTATTGGCAAAGCTGGATCGCGAAGTGGGCGGGCGAGTTCGACGGCGAGCGCGAGCAAGACGCGCGGGTCATTGAGTGGTGGACGAACCGGCGGAAGCCGATGTCCTCGGCGCTCGAGTCGTTCAACACCGCGATCCTCGAGGGCACCATCAGCCACGACGGCGACAAGGATCTGGTCCGGCACCTCGGGAACGCGCGGCGGGATGAGCTGAACCAGCGGGACGAACAGGGGAAACGGCTGTGGCTGATTCGGAAGGAACGGCCCGACTCGCCGCAGAAGATTGACCTGGCGATGGCGGCGATCCTGAGCTGGGAAGCGCGGAACGATGCGATCGCGGCGGGGGCGATTACGGGGCCCGCAGAGGATCCGATTCTGGTGACGGCATGAAGATGCTCCCGCCCACGGTGCGGGCTACACAGCGGCGTCCCGGCAGGCCGGCGCTCGTCGAAGGGGAGCACAGCACTACCGTCACCGTGCGCGTGAGTGATCCCGATTACGACAAGCTCTGCGCGGAAGCCAAGCGGTGCCGGATGTCCGTGCCTCGGCTGATACGTCTCGCGGCGCTCCAGCGCGTCGAATCTCCCCCGTCCGACAAGTAAATCCAAGGCTTTTTGTAATTTTAATTAGGCAACCGTATACGCGGTATCCATACTGCCTGTATACCGATGTGTCACCCCACTGACCGGATCACGGCGGTGCCGTGTGCGGGTCGCTGATGTTGCGCTGGCTGTGCTTCTGGTGGCCGCCGTGCCTGCTCAGGGCAACGATCGTCAACCTCAAGGACGATCCCTCAACGGCTATCCGGGGCGTGCTGTGGTCCTCGCGGGGCCACTGGCTGACCTTCCGCGACTGTTCCCTTCTGAAAGCCGGCCAGCCTCCCGCACGCATGGACGGCGAGGTGGTGATTCCACGCGCGAACGTCGCGTTTCTCCAGGTGGTGCCGTAGTGCCGATCGTCCAGAGTTTCGGGGCGCTTCAGGCGATGACGGATTCCCGGCCGACGTGGGGTTCGTCGGGCACGGCGGTGAGCCTCTACGGCCTCAGTCAGACGTATCGGCGCATTTACGAGACGCAGCCGAACGTGCGCATCTGCATCGACTTCCTTGCCCGGAACATCGCGCAGTTGGGTCTCCCAGTATATCGGCGCGTGTCCGATACCGATCGTGTCCGGCTGACCGATCACGATCTGGCGCGGTGGCTGGGCCATCCGAACCCGGCGACGACACGCTACCGGCTCATCGAAGACCTGATGACGGACCTCGGGATTTACTTCCGGGCGTACTGGCTCAAGGTGCGGGCCGGCCGCGAGATCGGCCTCGTACGACTGCCGCCGGAAGAAGTCACGGTCGAGGGCGGGCTGTTGCCGTCGCAGTTTGTGTGGACGGTGAACGGAAAACAGCGCGACTTTGCACCGTCTGAGATTGTGCATTTCTCGGGCTACGGCCTCGGGATTTCTCCCCTCGAAACGCTGCGCCGGATTCTCGCGGAGGAACAGGCGGCCGGCGAGTACCGAGAGGCGCTGTGGTCGCACGGCGCGAAGCATGAAGGCATCTGGGAGCGCGACAAGGACTCGAAGAACTGGACGACGGACCAGCGGCAAAGCTGGCGTGAGCAGTGGCAGGAGTTCGCCAGTTCGTCAAAGGCCGGGATGACGGCGGTCGGTGATCCAGGGATGACGTACAAGCCTACGTCATTTTCCTCCAAGGACTCCGAGTACACGGCTGGCGGGAAGTTGCGCCGCGAAGTCTGTGCGTCGGCCTACCACATTCCTCTCCCGCTCGTGGGCATCCTTGAACACGCGACGTTTAGCAACGTCCGCGAGCAGCACAAGCATCTCTATCAGGACACGCTCGGGCCATGGAACGAAATGATCGTGCAGGAAATTGAGCGTCAATTGCTCGTGGAGTGCGCGGATCAGGCCAACGTCTACACCGAATTCAACATTGACGCGAAGATGGCCGGAACGCTCGAAGAACAGGCACAGTCGATCCAACTGTCAACCGGCCGGCCGTGGCGCACCGTGAACGAAGCGCGCGCACTTCAGAATCTCCCGCGCATTGACGATCCTGAACTCGATACGGTGGCTCCACAACAGGGCGGCCCTGCGTCGAGTGGGGCGCCGACTCCAGAAGATACGCCGTCGCCAGATTCCACGAAACCGTCTCACGCGGTCGCTGTCGGTCCTGTCATTCAGGCCGCACAGTCACGGCAACAGGCGCGCATCGGCAAACTGCCGATCACGGAACGGGCGGCGGCGTTCGACCTCGACCGATGGAACCGGGAACTGGCGCAGGACTTGACGCCGCTGCTCGGGTCCGTGGAAGCGGCGCGCGTGGCCAGCGCGATCAACGCGGAATCCCTGGCACGACTCGAAGACGACGCGATGCGGGCGCGCGTGGATGCGCTGGAACAGCGGCCGGTCGCGCCAAAGATTGACATCCACCAGGCGCCGATCACGGTCAATCCGGCGGCGGTGACGGTGCATGTCCCGGCCACGACCAAGGACATCACGTTGATGCGCGATGCGTCGGGCGCGGTGTCCGGCGCGAAAGTGAGTGCAACCTAATGGCGATCACGGCCTGTATCACGAACAGCGCGAAACAAGAGTTTCTCGCGGGCATCCACTTGGCCGCGGATGTCTACAAGATCGCGCTCTACACGCCGTCCGCCACGCTCGATAAGAACACGACGGCGTACAGCGTGACCAACGAGGTTGGGAACAGCGGGACGTATGCGGCGGGCGGGGCGATCCTCGCCACGTACACGGCGGCGCTGTTCACGGATACGGCGACGATCGACTGGACAGTTGATCCCGTCTGGACGGGTGCGACCATCGCGGCGGCGGGGGCACTGATCTACAACTCGTCGCGGTCGGACAAGGCGATTGCCGTGTTGGACTTCGGCGGCACGATCACGAGCACAAACGGAACCTTCACGGTCACTTTGCCGACCGCTGGCGCGGCCACGGCTGTTATCAGGATCGCGTAATTATGGGACGCCAACTCTTTCAGGATGGACCGTACATCGATCCGCCGGTGACGGCCCCGGCGGCGTACAGCACGACGACGATCGCGCCGATGTGGCCGGGGGTGGTCTGGACGCCGATCTTTGCGAACGATCCGAAGGCCGGGAAAATCTACTGCGTGCGCGCGGGCGGGATCATCACGATGTCGGTGAATACCTGCACGATGATTATCACGCCGAAGTACGGCACGGGTGGCGTGGCGCTCGGCGCAGGGCCGGCGCAACTCCTCCCCGTCATGTCGAACATCCCGTGGTATCTCCAGGCCGAACTTGTGTTTCGC